CCTTCGAAAAGGTTCATTCCGTTGAATCTATCAGTTCCCCCAATGGAATCCATTAGTTTTTTACGTTGCTCTTGCAAGTCGACTTTCGGGCGAGCTTTCTTCATGAACTGCTTTATAGGCTTATCTTGCTTTCTCTCGACAAGTTGTTGAGCACCCATACCTTGGGCCACCTCCTTGATAATATGCGATAGAGCACCAGGCTCCTCCATTATTACCTCTTTTACACACTCTTTAATTAGAGGTTTCAAAATTTTTGTTAGCTCTTTCTTATCCATTTTATGAAATTAAATCCTGTATTTTAGAGAGAATGATTTGCTCTCGCGTCTCTCTAAGGGCTTCTTTTGTAAGGCCCTCGGCATAAACTTGTGTGGAAGGTCTGGAAGTAGGTCCAATATACGCTCCTGGTGTTGAAGGTTCTTGGACAATATCAAAACAAATAAGTTGGAAATCGTCATTTACCATGGTGCCTTGTCGGCTTTCCCTGACAGATCCTAAACCTCTTGACGAAATGCCTATTTTTACACCAGCATTTACAAGTCCTTTTAGAATGTCTCCAGAAGGTGTCGGCAAAACTTCTAGTTTGCCCATTACTTTATTTCCGTCCATCCAAATGTCTGTTACGAGATGGGAAACATTTTTTAGGTTCACGACTGAATCGTCAGGGTGATCTAGTTCCCCAACGGCTCGGCGGTCATCAACTACTCTTTTGTAGTTATCTACTTCTCGACGGAGGGTTCTTTCGGGGTATACTCGTCCATTACCATTCTTCTCGTCGTATTTTTGTAGACAACCACTAAGAATAATGGCGCCTTCTGCGACGCGTCGTTTTTCTGCTTCGGTAAGGAGATCTTGACAAACCCCTCCCTCGCATAACTCGTAGTATTCTCTCAATAACATTTTAGACATTTATTTATTCCTTTTGCGGGCATCACCCGCCCGGGTCAGGATCCTTTACAGCAACGGCGCACAGGTTGCAATGCCCACTTTCTATTCCAAAACAATTGTATAGCCTCCTTTTATAGTAAATAGTATCAATTTTTATAAGTTCTAACATTTATTCCTTGATCCCCAAATAACATACATAACGCATAGGAAGTTCCAGAAGATAAGCCGCCATGTAGCATGAGATCTATGGAGTCATTTGAGAACATCAAATAACATACGACAACGCCCACCCAGAACCCTATACACATCGGACAGTGGAAAAAATGGTACTTGGGTCTTATACTATTAAAGATATCCGCAAATACTAAAACTTGCGTCAGTCCATAACAGACAAGAATAAAAGATAACAACTCAACCATTAGAAGTGATAGGTGATGTAGTATCTTCTGGCGAAACGAGGATCCAGCGAACCTTTCTTCTCATATTGAGGGACGTCACCAAGTTCAGTATTGACGTCGGGATCCATTAGGCGTGCGGTCTCATCATCCTCAAACCTCTGACGTAACGCGGCCGCGGGTTCCTCAAGTTGCATGTAATCATAGATTTTTGATAGTACAACTTGAATGGGATCTATTGTGGAGCCTTCTTTTGGCTGTAAGATTAATGCTTCCATTGAACCAAAAAGGACGCCGCCCTGCATTGAGTCATGACCAATAACACCCTTATCCGCCAGATAGGAGAAAAGATCTTCTTGGGAATAATAAGTGCTATCACCAGTTTCTAGTTTAGGATAGGCAATGATCTTGTTTTTAGCTCTTGAAACAACGATTTGTAGTTCGGGATGATCGTGAATAATAATATCACCAGATAAAGTCTTATTTGCTTTAAGGGAAATAGTCCTCTGCGGTAGTTCTTCTTCTATTTCGACTTCTTCGGATCCTATTGTGATATCAATCGCCATTATTGAGTTCCTCTATAAGACTTTGTAGTTTTAGAACTTCTAGAAGTGTTTCTTCATTTAGAGGAATATTTGTAAAGTTGTTAAACTTCTCCATAATAGTATCAACACCCTCAGTTATGGTGGGGTTTTCTGAACTATATGTTTCAAGTGCTTGCTTACACTCATTCAACTTCTCATAAATAAAGTATCTATACTCTGCTCCTTCATCCACAAATGAAGTAATAAACTTGGAAACAATAACTTTTTGCCCTTCGGAGAGCATGGAGCCGTATTCCGCATTGAATCGTTTTACGAACTGACGGTAAGAAAGGTTGTCTAAATGCTTGTAATCTTTTGATTCTTTTTCTTCTGCCTTCGCAGAAAGTCGCTCAACGAGGGTGTGTTCAAGCAAAACGCGGGACTTGGTATCCTGAACTCCCTGTAAAATGTTGTGGATAGACCCTAACTCTTTGTAGTTGGGTATGAAATTGGAATAAACACCCGACCCTAAATGCTTATTGACGGCGTTCATGAGGTTTGTCTGGGAGTTGAAAACACTTTTGCGGTCCATCATAGCATACGAGAACTTACTCTCTTGGATAAGCCTATCAGCCAAATGAGGCTCTAAACCATTGGTTTCTAATAGGTTCTTATAAAGTTTTAGCTCTTTATAAAGAACGGTTCCTTTCTTAAAATGCTCTTTTATGACTGCTGTGATAGTATTTGCCTTATCGGTATCATTATCAACAGACGCCTTTGTTAGTTCTCTAACGAGGGCTTCATAAAGAAAAGCGGTGTTTCTTTTCTTATTATATTTCATTTTTATCATCTCGTTTTTCCATTCCCTCGATAAGATGCTGTACATCTTCGGAATGCTCTAAAAAGCTATCCTCCATTAAATAATTAGTCTCTTCTTCCTCAACCATCCCCTCAAAAAGCGAACCCATCAGCTCGGAGGGCTTTGGAACCCCTATTTTGGACCGATAAGTGCTACCAAGAGCGTATTCTGGCTTGGCTGTGGACTTCATTCCCATTCTAAGTTCCTTGTTGCGACCGTCTTTCTTGGGATAGTATTTTTTGCCTTTGGATTTTTTGGTAGTTGAGACCAATCTTCCTGCTTCGTCATGAGTGATAAAAGGCTTTTCCTTGTCATCACGCTTTCCTGGGGCCACCTTTAGAATGTCTTCCTCTGCTTCAACTTCCGTTTCTGCGGGAGCTTCCAAAGCGGGAAGTTCTTCGCCGCCAAGTTCAGGCGTCACTGGGAGTTCTTCTGTTCCAAAACCACTCAAATCGCCGCCCCCTGCGGTCATTTCTGTGGTGGCATCTGCTGCAGAGGCAGCTGCGTCAAGAAGACTAGCAAACTTCCGATCAAAGAACATTTCTCGCTGGTTGCGAAGGAACTCTTCGGAGGAAATGTTGAAAATGTTCTCCGCGATGTAGCGCTTGGAGAAATAACCCTCCGTAGCCGACGACGCAACCTCAAACTGAGTTTTCATCATTTCTAGATCTTGCAGTTCCGCAATACGAGAAGGGTTATTTAATTTGAGACTAAAAGAGGTTAGATCAGACTTTCTAAAACCTAATGTATAAAGGTGAACAATACCGATCTTTGTAAGTTCTGATACAGCCGCTTTTTGTAATCTTTGGATAGTTCTCGCAAAACGAATGTCCTTTTGGGATAATGAAGTGCGATCTTCTACTGTTTCACCAGAAGTCAAATAGGCTTGCGGGATCTTGATCGCAGTGAACATTTTATCACGAAGATATTTTACGTCTTCAATCTGCGAAGTAAACTGGCCTCCGGCGAGGGTGTCGATCTTAGTGCCTTGTGTTCCGCCTCGGACGGGAATGTAATAGTCTTCTTCAACAGACATCGGGTTGTAGCGTAAGTCGACTTTACCACTATCGGCATCTACCAACTGGTTCTTTTTGAGAGTGGTCATGACTTGCTGCATGTATGTCTCAACATCCTGCGGAGCAACCGCACCTACATCGACATAAAACACTCTTCTTTCTGGAGTTCGAACAATGCGATAAGACATCATCGCATCTTCTACTAATGTTAATTGTCTCCAAATACGACGTGCTCCGTCTAGAACAGAAGTTCCATAGGGGGCAAACTTATCATTACCCAACACCCTAAAGTGGCCTATCTGCCAGTCCTCGAAAGTTAAGCCGGCACTATTCCACTGGTATTGGACATAGTTGGGATTGTTTTCGTCTTGACCTTCCAGCCTTTCTATCTCGTTCATGGGAATTGCCACAACGTTTTGAATGCCGATCGCTTCGTCAATGTCTAGATAGAGAAAAAAGTCCCCGTATTTACACATCGTACGACACCAACCATAAAGGTTTAACTGGACATTGAGAATATCATAAAAGAGTATCTCTAATGCGGTCTTTATTTCTTGATTTGTACACTCTACAGTAAGAATACGACGAACATCAGTGCTCGTAGTCATCTCATCAGCATAAATATCCAACGCAGAGTTTAATTCTGGTGTATATTCCATCTGATCAAAGTCCAAATACCGCTCATTACGGTTTTGGTTGAGCATAAAGTCGCCATAGAACGAATAATTCTTTTCGTATTCTGACTTCTTGAACTCTTTGCCTGTTGCAGAGGTCCAATTGAACTTATCTAGCGCCTTCCTCCGATATCTACGGACTTGTTGGTGTCTATAGTCAACTATAGGGCCGGAAAATAGCCTCGTTAACGCTTTGTAGAGCGGGTTCTCGGCGTTTCTTGGGTTCTCGCCAGTCTTTTTTGGAATTATTGTCTTCTTATAAGCCATTTATTAGCCTCTGTATAACCACATATACTCTTGTTGTAGTTGCTTTGCTTCTTCTCGCTGCTTGTCTTTTCTAACCTGCCTGTAACCAACCATTCCTGGTATTGCGGAGTTAAATGTCCTGTTGCTTGTCTTAATCGCACTCAACATGCTTTCTGATTTCTCGCGGTTATAGGCGCTCTCCTCAAAAACTGTATCCCTAATCCAGCAAGCAATTGCGAAGGACATAACGAGGTCGTCGTGTTTCGATCGCATCGCTTGTGGGCGACCATTTTTCCAGATAAATGTTTTGAACTCATTAAATAGTCTTTTAGACTTAATAGTAACTAGTTTGTTTCTTATCATTTCCTCCATCTTGGTTATGATAAGAGGGCGTGACTTTTG